CATCAAGCGCAGATGTTCCGGCTGACGCTGTTATGTTGAGAACGGCAGTTTGTTCATTTGCGGCAGAACGATAGCCTGTTTCTGCTCGCGCTATCCTGACAGATTGAGTTGTTGAAGAATAACCTTTATCTGTGAATGAATCGCCAGCATTCAATGACATAAGTGTCGTTGCGATATCGCCTGAAACTACTCTGTAAAGTTGCGTGTCTTTTTCTAGCGGCGGCGCGGAAGCAATTACGGCGTCAAGGGTTGCGATTTCGTTTGCGGTTGATTGGTCGATGTTGTCACCTGAGCGTAGCGATTCGTTTATTGTTTGAAACCCTGAACCTGCGTAGTTTTCTACGGCGGCGGCTTCGTGTGGTGCGGCCGTATCAACATTAGGGTATTCTTTTCCGCCAGTTTCGTTTGATGATTCGCCGCCGCCTGACCCGAACCTGCCGAGTTCATCACGCGGCTGGTCAGGGTCATACTTCAAGATTTTCGATTTACCGTGAACCAACATAGCGTCAACATCATCTATTGTTTCCGTGAACCTATTCATTTCTAACCTTCACCTGCAAAGTAGGCATACCGCCGACAACATCTTTACCGGTTATTTCGTAAGTCGTGTTAGGCGCGTGAATAAACTCGCCTTCCGATAATCCTGGAGTATTGCGCTCTATGCCGCGAAACGCGTCAACATCTAACGCTTGCGTACCAGCAGGGTTATCAATCACAATCATCAACCTATCCTGACCTTGACGAGTGAAGTTAGATGCTGTGTTCCTGTCGGTGCTTGAAGCGACGAATCCTTTATCGGTAAATTGCTCGCCGATATTCAATGTATAAAGTTCTTTAGCCCAATAACCTTGAAGGCCGCGATAAGTAGTCACTTGTTCTTCTAATTTAGATTCTTCTATAAGCGACTTCAAGCCGTTTACGCGATTCTCTTGCCAAGCAGTCATAGGCCTGTCTGACCTTACTGCCGAATTCAGTTCTTGGTAATCTTGACTTTGCCAAACATTCAGAGCGTAGTTCTGTTCTTCGGTCGCCGTTTCTTGTGTCGGGTTCGTTGAGCCGTTGGCCGTATCGCCGCCATTAGAACCGAACCGGCCGAGTTCATCTCTCGGTTGGTCAGGGTCATACTTGTTGATAGTCGCAGACATCTCAAGAACATCACCGAAATCAAACAAATCTAAACCACTACCATCACCCTCGTCAATGACCGGTGCGATAGAACAAATACAATTCGGGTGCATTGGTGGCTCAGTCACGCCGTCACCCATAGACCAGTCGAACCCGAAAGGTTGTGGACCCATAGCCTCAGCCTCAGTACATAGTTCGCAAGTACAGAAGTCGGCGTGTAACCACTCCACCATCTCAACACCGAAACCGGCGTAAGTATCCATTGACGCGGTGGACATAGCGCGAGCCATCTCGGTATTCGCTATCGTGAGCGCGCGAGCAGGGTCGTCTAACAAACTTTCAATAGCGCCAGCGATACTCTTACCTGATAGGCCGCGTTCAAGGCCGTCACCAAGTATTGTGCCGAGCCGGTTCATTGTGGTTCGGTTCAGGCCGTTGATAGTGGCACCGGCTTTATCTAGCAAATCTGATAACGCACCCGGTGGTTTCACAAGTAACGCGGCAGGTTTATTTCCGGCAGTCCAACTATCCCAGAAGTCAGCGTCTAACCAACTGTCGATATCTTCGGCGGTCGGTGCGGCCTTCACAAGTTTCCGACCGGTCTTTGCTTTCGCGTAATACGCTTGTGCCGCGTTCTGTCCGAGTAGGTAGCCTGTCGCTACGGCCTGTAAGACGGCGGCGCGTATTGCTTTCAGGTTGCGTGGTTGTGCGTTCATCTGCGCCCATGCGCGCGCGTCAGCCTTCGACATTGTGGTGAAGTTCTGTCGTTCCCAGTCAGCGACTAACGCGTCAACATCAAGACTGTTGCGGAGCGCGGCACGAATAGCGCCGGCCTGTTTAGCGGCTTGCCTAGTTAGGACGCCTTCTATTTTCCTTCTGAGATTCACGCAAGATATCTCTCGGCATACCAGCGCGCGCCATCGTAATCGTAAATAGCGACGAACTTGTTTAGGGTATCGGCGTAGGCTTCGGGCATTGCTTTGAACTCAAACGGCCTGTTAGGTGATTTGCGTAGGAACTTGATGAACTGTTTCGCTTCCTGACGCGCGGCTTTATCAACATCGTCAGCGGCTGTTTCAGGCTCTACTTGTTCGGCTTCTACCGGTTCTACGGCCGGTGCGGTTTCGGCCTCTGGTGCGTCTTCTGCGGCTTCTGGTGACCCTTCTGCCGCTTCTGGTGTCATATCGCCGGCCGACATATCAACACCGATAGGGGTAAGGCCGTCGTCGGTGATGAAGAACGCGCCAGTCGGTAGAACAATCAACGGCTGGTCGGCTTCCGGTGCGTCAATAAGTGGCATACCGGCTTCTGAACGCGCTTCGTTGATGGTGAGGCCACCATTCTTGATTTTCACATCGGTCGCACCGGCCATAGCCGCGTCGTCGTTGCGTTTGCTCGGCATGAAAGTGAATTCAAGTTCACGCGGCATACCTAAGAACACATACGAAAGTTGTGAGAACTGACGACCCAACCAAGTAGCCAACGGAAGCACTCCGATAACTTCTGATGATTGCGCTTGGCCTTCCTGCATACCGGCACCGCCAAGACCGGACTTCGGGTTGAAACCAATCTCGCTCGGTAGCACTCCGTAGTGGCCACAGATTGAGTTCACAAGGTATTCGTCAAGAACATCTTTGAACTTCTCGCCGTAACCATCGAACTGAACAGGTTCAAGTCCGGCAGGTAGGATACGCGCTTTCTTGCGTTGCTCGGTCTGGCCGGCTAGGTCGTCGTTGATGATGTTCTCATACGCGCGTAGCAGGTCAGGTGAGTTGCCGAAGTTTGCGTCGGTCTTGAACATCAGGTCAGGTAGAACGCCGTCGGTGTATTCTGCGCGTAACCATTGCTGGCGGCGTAGGTAAATGTCGGCGAGGCTTAGTGAACGCTCGGTAGGTGAGTAGCCGTATACGGTGTTGGTGCGGCGGTTCTTCACGATGTAAGCAAGTTCGTCTGAACTGAACTCACCGTCGGCGTCTTCGCCTTCGACTGGTGCCGCGAACTCTGAGCGTGGGAAACCGTAAAGGATTTGCTGGAATGCTGGTTGCGGTGATTGTGGTCGCATACCGCGCGCGTCAATAAGCGGTTTGATAGTTGAACCATCAAGAATCTGTAAGCCGTTCAGGTCGCCGCCGACTGTGCGTTGTGGCCATACCGCGAGCGCGTCAAGAACAAGGACTTCTTCTAGCGCCATGTTCAACCAGTCGGCGAACACTAGGCCGTTAGCAACATCGGGAGTTTCCCAGAACTGTTTCAATCGTGAAAGGTCGTCCGAGAACTTCTCTTTCGCGACGACCATCGCGCGCGCATAAGTCTTCTCGCCGGTTTCAGCCATGACTTTCTCAACAGCGCCTTGCGACAGAACGATATCCCATTCAAGACCAATCATCTTGCCCTTGATAACTTCAATACAGCGGCGAAGGATATCTATCTGGTCGGCGGCCGAACGCAACACTTTGAACGGCACTAGACGTTGTTCGGTGACGTTGATGTTTTGTGCGACTGTGTATTCGTAACGGCGTGGGTCAGGTCGGCCATCAGCACGGACAGGGTTGATTGCCCCCGGAACAAGTGGGATTCCCGGAGTGAACGGCACATTCGCCATCTGTGGGTCGCGTGGTAGGCCAACGCTGTTTCCGTAACCCTGCTGGTTTATTCCCTGAACCTGACGCATCTGCGATTCGGTGACCGGTGTTACTGTCGGCGCGGCCTTAGCAATAGAAGTGGCGAGGCGCTCAATCGCTCTATCAAATATACCCATTCAGTAATCCTATTCGCCTAATGGTGCGTGGCAGTTTGGGCAAACTGTCGCTGACTTCGGTGCTGGCATACGACACGCTGAACAGAACTGTGCTAACGCCGCTATACCCATCATAGCCGTTTGATTGGCCATTAGTTCGGTGACTGCCCAAACCATCGCGTCCATACGGTCAGGTGATTCGCCGGAATCGGGTGTCCAGTTACACATCTGGTCTTCAAGTTCTGGGAAGCCGCCGGCGTGGTGAGCGCGGTGTTGTTCGTATAGTGCTGATACTGGTTCTGCTCGGATAAGTTTGCCGCGCGTGGCCGTTACCTTCTTGTAACTTATGGTGCTGTCTACTTGGCGTAGCAGTATCTCAATCATGTCGCCGCCGTTGTTTGTTTCACCGATTACGCGGTCTGCTTGGTTGCGGTGGTAGGCGTCTACTACGCGCCTAGCCCATTCGTCAGGTGTTCCGCGCATACTTATGTCTTCGAGTATGTAGTAGTGGCCGTCTGCTGTTACGCCGGCGACGACGATACCGGTCATATCTGAGTTCTCGCCTGATGTTACGGCAGGGTCAACACCGACTACTACTCGGACTAGCGGTGGGAGCGTATCTTTTGTGATACGGCCGGCTTCGATTAGGTCGCGTGTCCATAGTGCGCCTTCAACATCGTCGATAATTTCGCCGTAGAGTTCTTGGCGGCCTAGCCTTGTGCCTTCGTAGCGGCTCCTCATTTCCGCGAGCGCGCTTTCGCTCAGGTTGGCGGCATTGTCGAAAGTTGAGCCGCGAATAACACGAACATCGTCGCGCGTTGCTAGGTCTTTGATTGCTTTGGTTGGTCGCGGTGTTGTGGTGATGATTGTTTGTGGGTGGTCGCCTAGTCGTAGCGCGAACCGGTATTGGTCGAACGCGTCAGTAGAAGCGAACGACGCTAACTCGTCAAACCAACCACCATGAAACTGTGGACCACGAAGACGGTCAGGTTCGGCACCGGAATAAAGTTTGATTCGGCTCTTATTGGTTAGGACTATCTCACCATTCGACCGGTTGTAGTTCTCTAACACGCCATACTGTCGCAGGACTGTGACTACGCCTGAAACGCCTTCCGCGCAGGTATCGCGCGCGTCACCGAATGTTGGTGCGACAATAGCCCATCGGGTGTTGCGGTTGCGTATCGCTTGCCAAGCAATCCACTCAGCCGCCGTTCTTGTCTTTCCCCAACCACGACCGGCCAACACTAACCAAGTGTTCCAACTATCGTCGTCAGTTGGTATCTGTTCCGGCCTCGCCTGTTGTGATTGCCAAACTACGCGGCGCGCCGCTATCAAGGAGTGCGACAAGTCTGGCGACTTCGCTGTCAATGCTGTCGCGGTCATAAGTTGCTACCTCTGCCTTCAAGTTTACTTCTCTCGGTGCTTCTAGCCCAAGGATACGCGCACGGCGGTCGATTATCCTAAGCACCGCGTCAAGTGAACGAACATCGCCGTTTAGTGCCTTACCCCAGATAGCCGCTTGAAGCCTGTCTAAGCGGTCTAATTCCATATCGCGTAGTTCTTCTAGGTTAGGCCGTATGAAGCGTTCAGCGGCGCGCTGATAGGCCTTGTATGCACCTGCTGGACCGGCGTAGCCTGTTTGTTCGGCTACTTTCTGCCAAGTCACGCCGGCGCGACGAAGTTCAATAATCTTGTTCTCGGTATCCAGCATTGCCGGACTTGGTGCTTTTTTACTCGCCATGTGTTCACTAGCCTTCGGTAGATAGTGTTAGCCTAGCAACTTTCGCGGCGTCGTGTTGGTTCAGTATGTGTTCGGCCGCGTCGTAGTCGTATTCGGCAGGGTTCATTACTTGGTTTACGAGTTCTTCGGCCGTTGCTACCTGTGTGGTTGCTGGTGCCATTTCGTCGTAGTCTGGGTTGCCGGTCAGCCATTCTTTGTGGATTGTGAGTGGTGTGCCGGCGTCTAGGGCTTCTAGGAAAGAGTATTGTGTGCCGCCGCCGTCGCCGCTGATTACTGATAGGTCTACTACTTGGGTTGCGCGTCTTGCTAGTTCTACTGGGTATGAGAGCGATTCTTTGCTTGACCATTGGCCGGCGTAGTTGCGTCGCCATTCTGGGTCTACGGTGGTTAGTTTGTGGTGGTCGTATAAGCGGTTGAGTGCGCCGAAGATGGTTATTTGTTTGTCTTCGGGTAGTTGTTTGTTCGCTTCTACGATGGTGTGTGTTCGTTTATCCCAGTCGATTCGGGATAGTGCGATTGTTCCGTGTGTTTTGGTGGCGGTTGTTTTGTCGGCGCGGTGGTATGGGTGCGGTGTGTAGCGGTTGGTTAGGCCTAGCCCTGTTAGTTTGTCGCTGATGATTTTGCGGATTGTGATTATGTCGGCACCGTTTAGTGTTTTGATGAACTCGGCGTCGATTTCGGTTGGGTCGTGGATTACTAGGGAAGCGCCGGCGTCTAGTAGTGCCGGTAGTGCTTCGCGGTTCTTGCGGTCTACTGCTGTGACGATTGTTGGCATTTCTTTAGCGGTTCGTGCCATTTCTTCTGGTGTTGCGTTGATGTATACGAGGCCGCGCGTGAATGGTCGGGTGGTTGATTCGGTTCGTTTGGCCGGCCGCAAGATGATGGGTGTGTAGCCGGCGCGTATCAGGCCTTCGGTTAGGTGCGCGGTGTAACTTATCCAGCCGCCAGTTGTCGGTTCTACCAGTATCGGTAGGGCAACATAGGTCATTACTTACCGACTTTGGTTTGTTCTTCGCCTGTGATTACTTTCGCCATGTGGGTTTCGCGTTCGGTGCGTTCGGATTGGCCTCTGGCGGTTTCGGCGGCGTAGGTGAAGCAGTCTTTCATACCGCGTAGTGCGTAGTAGACGATTGAGTAGCGGTAGGAATCGTCGCCCTTCGATTCCATTGGTGTTACTCCGTGAACATATTTGTATCCGGGAAAGAACAGCACCCAACCGTCGCGGCAAGCAACTGTCGCTTCGTATTCTGGGAAGTTCAGGAAGCCGCCGGCCATGTTTCTGCGTACGACTGGCATTGCTGACCATGTTTCGTAGTTGAATCCGTCGCGGTGGTATGGCAACTGTGATGATTTGTTGATTACGCCGCTAGTCCATAGTGCGTCGTCGGTCATACGCCATTCTTTGTCGATACCTGAGTTGGCCATAACATCAACATCGTGCTGGAATTGTTCGGCGGCGAACTCTTTATACATTGCGGCGAACTTGTCGGCGAACGCGACTATCACATTGTGTTCGTTTGGTTGTTCTGACGCTAGGCGTGTAGGTCGGCAACTGTTTCGGGTTTGCATTACTTTCTTTGGTGCCATACCGAAGGTTCGTGATTGGTTGTCGAAGCCGATACCTGAACGGCGTGTGGTGCTGTATTTGATGTTCAGGACTGACCGGCGTAGCAGGTTCACTTCTTCTTCCATAGGGAAATAGGCCAAGAATGGTTCGTTTGTGTCTGCGTCGGCGTAGATACCGGCCTGTGTGATGTTTGCGTCTAGGCTCGGAACAACCTTTCCGACCATTTCTGTCGCTTCATCAGAAGTCATTACTCTTTTGATGGTGTGGACTGGGAGTTCCGATAGTTTCATTAGTTGGGTGCGCTTTCTTTGAAGTGTGCTTCTAGTAGGTATTTGACGGCATCTGCGTTTGTTTCCACATTTGCTTGTTTGCGGTATTCGGTTAGTTTCTCAATTATCCAAACAAATTGTTCGTTCGGATAGTCCAAGATAACCATTCGGGTTGCGCGCTGGTTGTAGCGGTCGGCCAGTTCGGTGAGTGTTGGTATGCGGCGAACATTATCCCCATCGGCTGGGTCGTGGGTTGCGTAAGCGTTTGCGCTGATTAGTGCGCCGGCCTCTGGGCTGATTTGTGGAGTGTTTGCTTCTTCGATACTTGCGATTAGGTCGTCTACTTCGTCAACGCTGTAACCGGTTGCGGTCAGGTCGTCGATTTCTTTCAGTAGTGATACGAGTAGTTCTTCGTCGTAGCGGCCGTCGTCTGACGCTTTGTTGTCGATTGCTACGATACGCGCGGCGGTCTGGTCGTCTACATCAACGAATACGACCTGTATTTCTTCCCAACCAAGTTTCTGTGCCGCTTGGTAGGTGTGGTTGCCGGCGAGTATTGTGCCGTCAGCGTTCGCGGTGATTGGTTTATACAGGCCGTAGGCTTCTAGGCTTTCGGCGATTAGGTCGATGTTCCCCTTGCGTGGGTTCTTCGGGTAAAGTTTCAGGTCGCCGATGGCTACGGTCTGGATTTCCATTAGTGTTTCTTTTCTGTTAGGTTGATTGCTTTCGCGCCGAGTGCGGCCGTTGCGAATTCGTTATAGAAATAGTCGGCCTTCGCTTCTTCTATCCGCTGGTATAGGTGTTCTTCTAGGCTCGGGTCGAATAGCGACTTGTATTGCTGTAACGCGAGTGTGTAGTTGGTGAACGCGACTGGTGTTAGGTTGTTGTTCGCGTAGTCCAGCGAAGCGAAGATGAACCATTTACGGACAACTAGGTCTAGCCGGCGAGCGCGTTCCGCTTCAAACAGGTCAATCTGGTCGGTGGTTTCGTCTTCCCAGAAACTCATTTCAGTATTCCTAACAAGTCACTGCTATTGAACATACGGTGGTTCGGGTAGTCGGTAAGTTTCAGGCCGGTATACATCGGGAACATTACGCGGTCGCCAACTTTGACGGAGTAAGTGATTGGGTTGCCCTGCTGGTCTACGGTGTCGCCGAGCGCAACTACTGTGCCTTCGGTCGGTTCGTCTTTCACGCTGTCGGGGATAATCAAGCCGGATTCGGTTGTTTGCTGTATTTCTGTTAGTTCAAGAATTACTCTGTTGCCTAGTGGTTTGATGTTCATTTGTTGCCTTCCTGTTATTTTCAGTGTAGTGAATTGGTTGGGTTTTCGCTAGTTCGCAACACGGTCGCGATAATCTTGTCTATTTTGATTAGCCGGCCATGTGTGCGTATGTCGGTTTGGCCACCTTCGATACGCGGTGATTCGATAGCCAGCCGTATGAGTTCGCGAGTTTCTATTGTGATGAATCCGCAACCGGTCGGACCGGCGAAGCAGTAATACTCGGATTGCGACAGGTTGATGCCTGACTTCACCCATTGGCCGCGCAGGTGTTGATGTGTTTCAACATAAAGGTTGCCGGTGCGCCACGCTTGATAATCGGTCTTCACTTCGATTCGTGACCCTGCGAGGCCTTGTAGGAAAGTTCCGACTAGGTTCTCTCCTACAAGGCCGCGCTGAAAGTCGATATCGAACCTTGGTTCGTATCCTGCCATTTAGAACGGAATATCGCTCAACAACTCTGGCGCTGACTGGGCGCTTGTCGGTTCGGTGGTCGGCCAATCATCAGCCTTCGGTGCTGTTGCCCCTTTGGTGATGATTCCAACGCTGTCTGCGCTGATTTCTAGGCCGGTCTTCACTACTCCGTCTTTGGTTGTGTAGGTTGACTGAGTTAGCGCGCCGGTCACGACTACGCGTTGCCCTTTGCTGTAAACAAGTGACGCAAGTTCTTCCCAAGCGGTCACTCTGAACCACATTGTTTCGCCGTCGACCCAAGTGTCACCTTGTTTGCGGCTAGGTGTGTAAGCCACATTCAAGTTGGTGATTACCTTGCCGCTTGGTAGGGTTTTGATTTCAGCGTCGCCGCCGAGGTTACCGATTACGGTGATTTGTGCATTAGCCATTATCTTCATTTGTCTTTCTTTGTGATTCGGCGATTTGTTGGAAGATGTCGATTAGGTGAACGCTCGTATAGAGCGCCGCGACTTCTACCTTCCCCACCGTTACGCCGGCCGGTGTGAAAGTTTCTATAAATACCCTGTTCTCGTCAGGGTAATGTTCGACGCGTAGCACGATACCGTCGAGCGTCGTCGTTTCGTAAGTTGTGATTGTGCGTATAAGCATTAGTGTTTCCTGTTCGCTATGCCGGCGCGTGTTTTACGGCGGTTAGATTTCAGCATCTCTTTTCGTTGCTGTTCGGTCAGGCCACCCCAAACTCCGTCGGGTATTTGTTCTTTCAACGCGTATTCCGCGCATTTCATCATCAACGGACATTCAACGCAATACTCGACGGCTTCTTTGACGGTGAGCGGTGAGAAGAACACTTCGGGTGAGATGTTCGGGTCGTCGCACCGAGCGCCTTCCCAATTATTGTTCGTCATTAGTTTTCACTATCAGGTAGATGCCGGGTGCGTTGGTGTAAAGTTTCGCAAGGTTCAATTCGGTGACTTGTGAATCGTCTTCGAAGACATTACCGGCGTCGGTGAGCGCGTCAAGCAGGAACCTGCCAAGTTTGTCTAGGTCTGGCGCGACTGTGTGGTGTTCGCGTTTCACCGACGGCGGCTTAGTCATACCGAATACTGCTTGAACGAATACGGCGGCCGGTTTGCTGACGCGAACCCATTTATCTTTGTAGGCTTCGCTAGTGATGTGGGCAGATACGAGTTTGCGGTTCTTCTTCAAGTCGTTCGATGATTCAACCAACACGACTTTGCCCTTGATAATGAACGCTTTCTTTGACCCTTGCGGTTGCGCTTCTATCGGTATGTAGATTTCCAACTCAATCATCATCACGCCATTCGTGAAAGTATTTCACGCTGTCTGAATAAACGACGACCCACCTGTTGAAACCGACGCGCACGACGGACATAGGTTTGTGCGTCGGGTTTGCGTTATGAGCGTCTGCTATTTTCTGCGCTTCTTCCAGCGTCCAACATATTTTCATTGTCCGTCTTTCTTCAAGCGTTCAATCAACTCGGCGCGCTGTTCCGGCGTGAGTTTCAGTAGCAGTTTCACCGCTTTCGCTTCGGCGCGGCGTCGTAGGTTGCGCGCTTTACTCATTGAGTTCGCCGTTGATTAGCGCGATTATGTTTACTTTGTCTTTGCAACTCAGGTTCGGCTGTTCAACATAGTCGGGAGCGGCACATTGTTCGCATAGGTCTTTGCTGAATAGCGCGATAATGCGTTCTTGTTCGTCGGCACGGCCGCGCTCATATCCGTCAATACGGCCGGTTTCGTAATCTACTTCGCTCATTAGTTTCCTTCGTTGATTAGGGCGATTATGTGTTGCGCTAGTTTCGGTGAGCAATCGTCAGACTTGCCACCGGCTTCGCACTCGTCGCATTGCGCGAACGGCTCAATGATAGCGATTATGCGTTTGCGTTCGCGGATTGAGCCTAGCGTTTCCGCCGTTTCTATCGCTTTGACCATGCCGATGGTTCCGGCTTTATACCCTTCGTCGAAACTCATAATTACTTGACGCTCATTCCTGTCTTCTTTCGCATACGGCGCGGTAACTTTGCTTCGCTGATACATAGGTCGACAACAAGCGCCTGTTCAAACAGACCCTTGTTCGCATAGTACTCACGCAGTTGGCGCAAATCCCTAATGATACGGATACGCTCTTTATCGCGGCCGCTTACCACGCCGGCTTCATAACCCTGTTGATTACTCATCGGGCTATGTTCCGATTCAGTCGGTTGATTAGTTCGCGCACGTCATAGCATTTGCCGCCGTGGTGAGAGCAACGGCCGTCTTCATCGGCGAGCGCGTCGAAACAAATTATGCGCTCAATCTCTTTGATGATGCGTAAGCGTTCTACGGCCGCGCCGTCCATCATGCCGGCGTCGTGAGCCATTTCTTCGGCTTCGGTGTATAGCGGAGTGTTTGGGCTGGCCATTAGTTCCCCCAGACGATACGGAAGCAGTTGTTTGGTGAGTTGGCCAGAACATACTTGATTATTTCTTCAGCGTCTTCGCCGAAACTTTCCGTCAAGTAGTCGTGGTCTGATGGTGAAACATTGTTCGCTTTGTATACTGCTAACTGCTCTACGGTCACATCGCCGTAGTTTTCGTGGTATGTCATTGACATTATTTGCCTTCTTTCTTTTCCGGTTGGGTTGTGTAGCCGTCGTCTTGAACTAATGTCATCAAGACTGTTAGTGCTGTTTCGATACTTGTTACAGAGCCGGCGCGGTAATGGTTACGCAAGCCGGTAATCAGGCCGGTGACGCGTTCTTTCGTGTCTTTCTCTGCTTCTTGGTACGCTGACCGGCAAGTAGCGCAGAAGCGCATAACCGAATCAACATCATTAGTTACGCCGCAATGTTCACATTGGTCAACAAATTCAATCATTTGCCATCACCTTTCAGTACTGCCATAGCGGCCTGAAATCCGTTATCCCATTGTGGATTCGGTTCAGCGCCTTCGTGCTTTTCTGAGAATTGCGTTAGTTCAAAGTAATCTTTCAATCTTTTCGCAATTTCGTTTCGTTCGAATACTCGGCCGCGTTCAATACCGACACGAATGCCGTCTTGGTACG